ATCTTGGTGATAATGCACAGGATAGAGTTAATGCTGTTGAGTTATGGGCTAATGCAAATTTTAAAGAAGAACATATGGACGCTATTAGAATGTTGGGTTCTACAGCTAAAGGTATTGAAGTTATGGAAATACTAATGGAACAACTAAGAGGTTCACAAATGAATGGTCAAGCACAACCAGCAGGAGTTCCATCTGAAGCTGACCTTACAGCTATGATGAAAGACCCAAGATATTGGAATCCAAAAGACCGTGACCCTAATTTTATAAAGCAAGTAGACGAAGGCTTTTCAAAAATATTCCCAAGTGGTTAAGATAGGTCCAATAGAAATAGTTGAGAGTATAGAATCACACGCTGATTATCTATACCCTCGACTAAGAGAAATGGATAAAAGAGAGATATGGTTACAAGATGCAAACCCAGCAGAAGTTTTGCATTGTCCATTACAACATAATCATACAACACTTACAGCTTTATATGATTCACAACCTATGTGTATGTTTGGTACAGTAGCTATTGATGATACGAATGAAGCTATTGTCTGGGCGTTAGGTAGTAATCTAATAGATGAAAAGAAAAAAAGTTTCTATAAAGCGTCATTACAAGTAGTAAATATATTGCAAAGTGACTATACAAAGATATGGAATGTAGTTCCATGTGACCATTTACAAACGATTGCATGGCTTAAAAAGTTAGATTTTCAAATAGGTAATCAATTCTTTGCATTAAAAAATATACCTATGTTGCATTTTTCTCGTTGCAATAATCAAAAAAGTATGGCAACAGTACATTAAGTGACCTAATTCAACGTGTAGAGGTCTTGAAAAAGGCAACCTCATTGACACTAAAGAATCAGATAATCATGTGTTGGTACGAAAGTATCGTAAATTTTAATTGTTTTAAGGAGAAGTTATATGGCTAATACCATAGACGTAGCCTTTATTAAGCAGTTTGAAAGCGAAGTCCATTTGGCTTATCAACGTATGGGTTCTAAATTAAGGAATACTGTTAGAACAGTTGGTAGTGTCAGAGGAAACACAGTACGTTTTCAAAAGATTGGTAAAGGTTCTGCTAATACGAAGAGCAGAAACGGAATTGTAACTCCAATGGAGCTTACACATACCACAGTTGAAGCAACAATGGCTGACCATTATGCACCTGAGTACATTGATAAGTTGGACGAATTGAAGACTAATATCAATGAAAGACAGGCAATCGCAATGAGTGCCGCTGGTGCTTTAGGTAGAAAAACTGATGAAATACTTGTAACAGCTATGGATTCAGGAGCAAACTCTACACAACTACATGACACAAGTTCAGCACTACAAAGGGCTGATGTGTTATCATTATTCGAAACTTTTGGTACAGCAGACATTCCAGAAGACGGACAAAGATATTGTGCAATGCACCCTAAAGGTTTTGCAGACTTGTTTACTATTGACGAGTTTTCTAATGCAGACTATATCGGTGAAGCACAACTACCATATGCTGGTGGAATGACAGCCAAGAACTGGTTATCATTTATGTGGTTCAGCACTTCTGCAGTAACTGCTGGTAAGAACTTATGTTACCATACTTCAGCAGTTGGTCTTGGAATCGGTGCTGATGTTTCAACAGAAGTTAACTATGTTCCAGAGAGAGTTTCACATTTAACCACATCTATGATGTCAATGGGTGCTGTTGTTATTGATGACAATGGTGTCTATGAACTTCTAGATAATAACTCATAGGAGGTTTAAATGGCTTATAGTTCAAGTGGATTACACCGAATAGGTGGTGCTAGTGGAGTAAATCTTTGGATTTATCAAACAACAGATGCGATTGCAACTGTTAATTCTGCTGGTTAT